CTCCTGTCCTGTCTTCCATTACAACCCGTCTGTATTGTCTTTAATATTTTCAAGTTTTTCGTTAATCTCAGAAAGAACTTTCGTATATTTCTCAATATTAGCTAAGTGATCGTTCTGAATAATCAGAAGATTAACTGTCTCAACTATTGAAGCGTAAATCTGAGCTGTGTGCATCTGGATTGCGGTGAAACGACCGCTAAGCTCTTCTCCAACATCTTGAGACATTGCCTGGAATCCTCCTGTTGAAGCAATCTGCTTGTATTCTGCGCCTGTTGACTTTATGAGTCCGGCAGCTACTGCCGCATCTCTCCAAGCCAGCAAGTCTTTTCCTAAATCTTCATTAGTTGCACGCAAGTCATTTATTTCAGCTTCTGTTAAAGCTGTTCCTCCTTCGGAATCAACACCAGTATAATCCGCTATCTTTTTGTAAAGAGCTTTAACCCTGCCCTGAATATCATCTGAGTTAATGAAGGCTGTTATCAGTGCGTTCGAAATAAGGTCTTCTATGTTGTTTGCAAAATCTTCTGTATCTGAGGTTAAATCCTTGAGCAAAGAAACATACGAATCTTTAAAAGCATCCCATGAATAACCCGTCAATTTCTCGTTGAGAGCTGAGGTTAAAGCGTCTAATGTGCCGGCTCTCTCGATATAAGAGTTTAGCAAGTCTTTTGGACTTGACTCTCCGCCCGCGCTAAGGAACTCTGCCCAAGCAGAAGGTGCAAAATCTCTCAAAACCTTCATCTCTTCAGGAGAAAGATTCCAAACATCACCGACACCGCTAACAATTGTGTCATAACCGTGTTCCTTAAGGGCTTTTGTAAAAGCAGCGTAGACTGAAGAACTTAAATCTCCTGCATAGTAATTAAAGGAGTGTTTTCCTGCCATGCCGAGGAATCCATAACCAGAATTAGTCCACTCCCCTGCCCTACTCTGAATTTTGCCTCTTTGTAGCTCTTCCCACTGCTTTTCTGCCGCTATGGCTTGATTGTAGGCGTCAATAGCTTCTTCATTTGTAGAATCAGAGTCCTTGATGGTATCTGTAAGATGTTCAATCGCTTCCTTCAAAGCATCTGTTGCTTCTGTAAGTGCAAGAATACGGTCTTCGGACTCCTTCTTATTAGAACCAAAAGCCTGGTCATTTGAGAAAAGATTTGCCACACCTCTGATTGCTCCTGCGACTATGTCAAGAATGCCTTCTATAACGCTCATAATTATATCGGGTAACTGTGTTAAAACAGCCTCTACAACTTTCTCTACCTTCCCAAGAAGACCGTCAATAAACTCCGCAGGTTCTTCTCCAAGAACATCGATAAGCTGAAGAATTGCTCCGATAATACCTCCTATCTTGCCTCCAAGCTCACTAAGTGAATTAGCAACCTCTTTCCCTTTTCCGGAAATTTGGTTAACTATATTTGCGATACCTGTGATAAAACCGCTAAGCGAACCACTTGTTACCTGGTTAAGAACTGTGGTAAAATTCTGAAGACCTCTCGCTGCTTGCTCTGAAGCCTCTGTTAAATCTGCTTGAGCATTAACCTTATTGAACTCTGCTTGCTTTAACTTTTCGGCTGTCTCCGCTTCAATCTTCTTGGCATTTTCAACATTTTCCCTTGCGGTTGTTTCAGCAAGAGTGTCTGTTGCATTCTTCAAATTCTCTTCAGCAGCAATAAGGTCGTCGACTGCTTTCTTATGCCTATCTTGAGCAGACAAAAGATTCTCAACACTTGTCTTATATACCTCGGCATACTTGCCAATATTATCCCAAGTCTGAGGGTTGAATGGTGATGAAGGCTTAGCTCCTCCTGCCTGAACTAAAGTTTTTCGCAAATCAGAATAAGCTTTCTTTGAGTCTGGCGAGAGTTTCTGGAATTCATCGGTCTTCATGTACTCCTTAACCTTATCCAAGGTTTCTTTGGCTATACCTTCCAAGACGGAACCGATTCCTCTAAATGTCTGCCCCCAATCAATAGAGGCAGCTATAGAATTAGCGTTGACTCTAGCCAAAGCTGACATCTTCTCTCTTTGGAGACGTTTCTTTGCTAAAGCATCCTGTGAACGTTCAATAAGGTCGTCGTACTTGCGAGTTATTGCGTAGCGTTGTTCTTCTACAGTTCCATAAGCCTCGAGGAAATCATACAGATTTTCCAGCTGTCTACGAGCTAAGTCTTCTTGGTAATCTGCCCATTTGGCATTTGCACTCCTTGTTAAAGCGTCTATTTCTTTAAGCTGGTCTTCTGTCAGTTCTACAGACATCCAACCACCCTTTCCTTCTTCTGACTCTTCGTAAACTCCTGTTTCGTGGGCTGCCTCCCAAATCTTCTTATTATACTCGTATGTAGCCCTCTTCATTTCCTCAGCACGAGCATCGATGGCTTGAAGTTCTTTCTCGTGCTCAAATTGTTTCTCTGCCTGCTCCTTCTCAAAGCCTTCTTTCATCTCATCGATGGTGGCTTGACGAATAGCATTCTGAGTCCTACGAGCTTGGGAAACCATCTCCTCCCTCCACTCCAACTCATCTTCAACGCTATTTCTTCTCTTTGAAATGGCTGCAGAACCAGCATTGCCTGTAGAAGAGCCATAAAGGAGTATGTTGAGTTTGCCCTCAGCTTCCTTCAGCTCCTTTGCTTTATCAGCAATTGCTTGAGCGTAATTGTCGGAGGGCATTTTTCCAGATTGTAAATCGGCAAGCTCCTTCTTGAGCTTCACTACAGCTTCTCTTGCAAGCTTAAGCTGCTCGGCAAATGTTTTGGCTGTTTTATTCGTATCGTCAGAAGCACTTATTCCAGATTCAATCTCATCGACAAGCTGAGCTATATCATTTGTTGTACGAGTAAGATTTGTCTGAGCCTCTTCCAAAGCTGAATTCGCTCTATTTAAGGCAGATTCTGCGCTAATAAGAGCTTGGCCTTGAGCCTGCATGCTTCTTGCAGCATTCGGGTCGTTGATAAGTTGCCGATCTACCTCAGAACGTAAACTCTTTAAATCCTGATCGGCGGAGAGCTTCTCTGTCTCTCTATCGGCAACCTCCTTCTCTTGCAGGCGCTTCTTGCGATAAAGGTCTTCTAGTTCTTCTTGTGCAGCTTTCAATCGAATCTGTCTCTCTAACTGAACCAAGTACTCTTTAATCTTCTCTGTATTCGAGCTAATTAAACGTCCCTCAGCATCGAGCTCTGCGTTATAACCTGGAATAACTTTCTTTAACTGCTCTATAGCCTTCTTCTTTGTTTCAAGGGAAGTAGTGGTGCTCTCGATAGAAGATTTCAAAGCATCGATTGCAGAAGCCTGTTTTGCAAACTCCTCAGTTGCAGCCTGATTAGCTTTTGTAAGACCTTGAATCTCTTCCTCTGCCTCATCAACAGAGGAACTAAACATATTGAAAGCAACAATAGCTGTTGTTACAACAGAAGCAAGAAGAATAAGCGGGTTTGCTTGGCAGGCAAGGTTAAACAGCAGCATGGCATCTTTTGCTGTACGAACTGACTTCGCAATAGATAAGAATGTTTTTGCAGTATTTGCAGCAATCATAATCTTCTGTGCGGCAGCAACTGCGAGAACAGCAGCTTTGTATGTACCATAAGCTGTTATAATAACGGCAAGAACCTTTGCTATCTCCCGCCAATGTTCAACAAGTGTTGCAACTCCTTCGATGCCTGTGACAAGAACTCCTTGAGTCTGCTTTCCGATATCATTGTACATCTGCTGGAAGGAGTCTCCAAGATTGGAAATCATACCGGAGAGAGTCTTTGAATTCTTCTCAGTAAGATTGAAGAAACGACCTCCCTCATCTGTCATTGCCTGGATGGCTTTTTCTACTTCAGGGAAGCCTACCTTTCCTTCAGAAACTAACTTGCTGACCTCACCTGTTGCAACGTTAAACTGCTTAGCAAGCTGCTCGATAAGTGGTATTCCTCGTCCTGTAAACTGACGCAAATCTTGAGCATAAAGTCTTCCTTGTACTCGAGTCGTACCATAAAGATACGCCATATCACCGAAGGCAAGACCAAGTCCTGAAGCGATGTCACCAAGCCTTCGCATTGTCGGAATTACATCTTCTGCGGCAACGCCATAAGCTATAAGCTGCTTTGTTCCCGTAGCAACTTGCTGCATATCAAAAGGTGTCTTCGCTGCAAACTCGATGACTTGACGCATCAAAGCGTCTGCTTTGGCTTTGTTACCAAGCATAGTCTCAAGACCTATCTCAAGTTGTTGGAATTCGCCGCGAACACGAATAATTTGTGAAGTAAAATTCTTCAGGGCGGCTACAGAAAAATAAGTAGCGATTCCTGCTCCGATGGCGCGAAGCTTAGCATCCAAGTCGTCGAAGTTATCTACGGCGGTTTTCGTGAATGAAGAAGTTTCCTTCTTCATTCTATTGATACCAGATATATAATCTGTCGTATCTAATGTTGCGTTATGACTTAAATTTGACATCTTTCTTGGCCACTTGCTAAGAGGTTAATCAAGTCACCGTAACTCATTTTCTTTGTGCTATGAGACTTGGCACTTGTTTTCTTAGAAGTACCTTTATTAGATGTCTTATTTTCCTCTAACGTTGTTTCTTCGTCAACCTGAAGCATTATAATATTGACGTAGCTAACTTCCCAAAGAAGGTAGTCAAGTGACCAATGGTATTTTGAAAGGATTGGGCCTAACAAAGATCCCCATGCGGAGCAACCACCTACATCTCTACTCGATTTGCTCCTTAATTGCTCTTTCTTTTTTCGTTTAAGCGAAAGAGTTTCGTCAACCGAATAGAGTTCGAAAAATTTACAAGATCGATTTGGGCTAGCATTGCGCCAAGCATAATTGAGAAATCCTCTGATGTACAATGCCATTTAAAGAATTCAGCTTCTGACTCAAGATAACGGTCGTCAAGAAGATTTTCCTTCTTCTCAGTTATTGCGACAGCCATAATCTTGGCGAGCAAAGTTGAGTGTTTTGAACAGCATTTGAATAACTCTGTTGAAGGGTCGGCTGTGAACTTATCAAAGTCTATATCTAGTTGGAGAAATAAACTTGACAGTATTTCCATTTTCCCTAATGTAGGTGGATACACCTTAAATGATCGAACATCGGGAAAATCAATAACTTCACTCTTCTTTTCAAGAAAGATAAAAGGAAACTTCTGTTTAAATCCGAGCTTCCTTCTAATTACTGTTTTTCTATTCTTGAAAGAAAGATTAAAGTCGATGGGCTTTTGAACGATGGCTTCCGCTACGTGTCTCTCTATAATCTTCTCATCCATATCCATAAAAACAATTAGAGGGAGAAATGACTCTCTCCCTCTAATATAACTTAAGCCTGACTGCGAATGTAGTAGGTTGTACCTACCTGCGGAGTTTCATCTTCTGTCAGTGTGTAAACGTACGGACTCTGCTCTGTTCCAGCGCCCGACCTTTCATACCAACCTTCAGATGCAGGATTCTTACCCTCCGTGTCGGCTACCGGCGTGTAAGTATACACTACTACGCTACTTTTTTTTTTTGACAAATAGAACTTAACAGGATCCTGTCCGGAAATCTGTACGGGAACGATTGTGAAGGTCATTGTCATCACCCAGCCCTTCTTCTCTTCGAAATCGAGCTGAGCTGAAACATCGGTCTTCGGGATTTCCAACATAATCGCGCCTGTAAGTTCGGGCACGAATGTGATTGAGTACTTCTTGTCGGTCATTGTTGAATGAACCGTGTACTTCTCATCGCCCTCGCCAGAAGAAGTAACCTTCCAGAACTTGGTGATCTGTTCCAACGTCGGAACAATCAACGTGCACGTCAATGACTCAACATTCTCCAGCTGCTTTTGGTCGACCAAGACATGGCCTGTGCCCCACAACTGAATCTTCTCGCCAGCCTCAGTTTCCAAAGAGAAAGAATCTTCCTCCACGATACCGAGATCGGACATAGAATCGGGCATCTCAGCTCCTGAATCAGGAGCCACTGCTACTTTAAGGGTAATTTTCCCCCATGCATTTGGATCGCTCATGTTTATTCTTGTTTAACGTTAATAATTACAAAATTAAATATGCAATTCACGCAGTGCTGGTTCAGCTGTTCTCGCCGTTCTCGTTTTATGGAGGAGACCCGAGTCCGAAACTTAGAGGTTGTCAACGCATACGAGCTTCCGCGTGTTTGGAACAACTCTTCAAACTTCTGAGAAATCTGCTGCAGGCGCATAATGTTTGGAACTTTGATTGGAGACCCTTCCAAATCATCAACGTAGGTGCGGACAGATACTTCAGCGTTCTGAAACTGTTCGTCATCAAGAGATAGTACTTCTATGACTGTATCTTCATTGTTAATGACAGAACGAGTGCCTAATTTATAAGGCTCTCCGGCCAAGTAGGCATTCTTTTTGTCAAACGTGCCATCTTGGTTTAAAGTGCCGTACAACCCCGAATTAACCAGGATTCCCATAACCTCATCTTCAATATCAAACTCAGTCATTTACTCTAAAGTTTAATCCTCTTAATATAGATTGTAGGTTTGATTCGATAAAATCAACACCTGTTACTAGCACTCTATAGTTTTCATTTGCCTCAACAAAAGAGGCATAATCGGCACCAGCAACCACCACAAGTTTAACTTGATTACGCACAACATTCTGTTTACCTATACTATAAAGAAGCTTCCTTCCCAAAGAAGCTCCTGACTCAGGTCCGAATGTTGTAAAGAAACCGTATTCACTGACTTGTATTCCGTTGTAAAATACTCCGCAACCTATAGATGAACGAAGAACGCCCGTACGATTGACATAGTTTCCGTCGGCTACTACAATATCAACAGCCTTCTTCCCAAGATTAAAAAATGCAGAGCAAGCTTGTTTAACAAAATCCTCCCTACTCTTCTCAAGTTCTCTCTCAAACTGACGTTTATCATATGTTGGTTTTAAACCCATATCCTGTCATGAAATAAATCGTCCTTTGAATAGGACTTAATCGTGCCATTAAACATAACGCCGTTGTTTTGAAGAGATTCGACTCGTATTTTTGTCCCAACAGTAAGAGGAATGTCGGCAAGAGCTCCTTTATCAAAGAATATTGTTGCGGATGAATCCTCTACCTTATTGCCATCAGGAGAATAAATGGGTTGATTTGGAAGAGCCTGGTCAAGAAAACACAAAATCGGAGATAGCTCCTTTTCTGTCTTCTGAATTGGATTGCGGTTTTCATCGAAACCGCCTCCAGACAAAATTGTTATTATAGCGTTACCGTTCCTATACATTAGTTCCACTCTCCTGCGTTAGTAATATCTGGTTTAGCTATGGGAAGTTCATCAAGCATGTCATAAGCCGCATAAATTAAAGTGATTTGCTTCTCATATGTCGCCTTATCTATGTTTGACATGGAGAAACCTCCCTGGCTAATAGAACTCGGCAAACGAAGGACATAAAGCAAACAATCAGCATAAGCCAAATCCACCTTCTTTCTTTCAGGGGTGGCTTCAGAAGGAAGTGAGTCATCAGCTGAAGCACCACGCCTTTCCAACTTTGCTGAGATTACCCCATCGTCAACAAGATAAGCGGGAATGTTTGAGCGTATGAATTCCTTGTTTGTCATTTTATTTTAAAAAGAGATTTCAATTGTAAATACTCCTTATTGACTGTTTTAAACTCTCGAGCCTTTAGAAGAACCTTGACCCAAGTATCAAAACCTGTGGGATAAATGGTCTTGAATCCCTTGATAACTCGTGGGAAAATTATGACGTCATCCTCGAACTGCGGAAGTTTTGTCTGATAATCGACAAGCGTTATTCGCTGTGCCGTTTCCCACTCTGTTTCGTCCTCGTTAAGAATTGCTAAAGCTTTGCAGACCTGCGTTGCAGGGAATATCTTCGGAAAGGTGCAACTCATAAAAGATGCTTCGCGATAATCGATGTTTAAAAGCTTTGGAAACTCAAACCCGTTAGTAAAAACAGGAACATCACAATACTTGAGACCTCGTGGAATGTTAACCATTTCAAGAAGGGTTGCATCTTTCTCGATGGATATTGCTGAAATCTCTGAGTCCATTTTCTGAAAGCCAGAAGCTTTAATGAAATCAGAGTCTCTCTTCAGCATAAGCTCCTCTGCCAAAGAAACGAAAGTGATAACCTTATCGTTAGAGTAGAATGTTCCTACTTTTTCAAAATCAGTTGTTCGCATAAACTGGAATAATAAAATGTCTACAATTAGGGTGGAATGGTGGAAGACCTCGCAAAAGTTTGGAAAGTCCGTTATTGGCAAATAAATAAGTCTTTCCTTCGAATTCCTCACAGATTTTACAAACTGTTCCGTGGTCTGAGATTTTTATTCCAATGGCGCCATCATTCTTAGCGTCAATGACTGTCTGCATTACGAACTTTGATGCCGCTTCTGACTCAAACAACATACGAACATAATTGGACAGATGATAGGAACGTCTTCCTACAGAAATTATAATGTCGTCTTTGCCGAGCATAAAATTCATTGCATCAAAACGTGCTTTGAGAGCTTCTTTTAAGAAAGACTCTCGCATTGACGCTTCAGAAATTCCTTCTCTAAACTTTGAGAATTCAAGACTTACGGTGTTCTTGTACTGAGAGAAAGCCTGCTTGACATAAAAGGATATTGAACTACGAAAGCTTCTAAGAAGAGCAACAGAGGCAACAACTCCTGCCGCTTTGCATAACTTCAGGAAGCTGTCTGCACACTCAGATATGACTTTGCGCTGATATTTCCTCGTGGAGTTATCCAGTATTGAGTAAAAAACAGGAGAAGTACCTGCAAGATGCTTGTTATACTTATCTCGCACATACTCCTGGTACTCTTCGGTGATTTCTCCAACCCGTTTCGCAGCAGAATCAAGTATGTTCTCATTAATTTCGCTCATCCTCTAACAACACGGAGTGAACTTTCAATACAATCCAACTTTGCCAGATGCCGTGAAGCAGCTGGACAAATAGCCGTTGTTGTAATAAATGTCTCATTAATGTCCGGATATGATATTGAATTAAGTCCCTGGGCTTTTAAGTGCTCGCGCTTGTCTAGACCTCTTCCGGCACGAATGAGAAAGTAAGCCTCTTCACAAACTGCATCTTTCAGAGCCTTAGGGATTATCGGAGTTCCTGCGTTGTCAACCCACTCCCTTGTCTCCTTCGTATAGTTCATCAAATGAGGAATGCCAAGAAGATATGGGTCTGAATGTTCAGGATAACGAGGCCATTCAAGAGATTGATAATCTTCTGAACCAGGATTTCCTTCCTTATACTTACGACCGCTAAAAGAAAGAGAGTCAATAACAGAAGTAGCTGTTATCAAAGCCTTCTCCTTATCAAGTTCGCTTGCTTTAACCCATTCTCCTGCGTGGAGCCTGGTTGCAAAATAAGCCTCAGCTTCTGCCAAAGAAGCATAAGAGTTATTCGTTGCTAAATTGTCTACGATAATGATGCTCATGATTCTGCATTTTTATTTAAAGTAGATTAATTGCCTCTATTATTCTACAAACAAATGGCGAGAGAAATTAATCCCTCGCCACTGCTTCTTTATATAGTTCTGTTTGGACTTACGCGTCGGCGTCTCCAGCAAGAACGTGAACACCGTGGGTGTCTGAACGCAGACCTGCGATTCCATAAAGGACATCGAGAGTCCAGAGCATACCACCATCCTTCTGTGAGTATGAACGGGTAACGCGAACAGAGATACCATCAACCTGCAGAGAGCTTGATACAGCTCCTGAACCTGCGGGAGGTGCAGGAAGAGGACGGGTAACCAGAGTGAGAGCATCCTTGTGGAATGCAATGTTGTGACGCTGGGTCTTTGCATCGGTATCAGGAGTAGTAAGGATATAGTAGGTCTTAGCGTCTCCCTGAGTCTCGTCGGTAGACAGAGTGTAAACATAAGATCCAACCTCGCCTGAGCGCTCATACCAGCCTGCAGCCTTCGGGCTTACCTTCTCGTAATAAGTCTTTGAGGCATCCGGAGTTGTCTCAGTAGCCTCAACGGCTGAGTAGGTAGAACCGTCTTTGGTGTACCAACCCTTCTCATAAGGGTTCTGGCCTGCTGGATTGGTAACAACTGAGTAGAGAGCGTCGCCAGAGGCAGCGGTGTACTCAGCATTGGTACCCGGAGTGATGGTGGTCTTCACCTGCTGATCCATCACGAAGATGAAACCGTACTTCTTACCAATGGTAGCCTCGCGGAGGGCAACCTGATTCTCATCTGTCCACTCAGCAGAAGTGAACTGCTCGAGCTTCAAGAGGGCTGTCTCATCCTGCGGAGAGATAACGAAGTAACGACCGGCTACAGGAGCCTTAGCTACATTCAGTTTCTCGCGAGCCTCAAGGATTGAGTCGACACCCAGAGGGGTGTTGGCACCACCAGCTTGTAGTGTCATTGCAGAGTACATTGCCAACAGATCAGCATCAATCTGCTCACCAAGAGCGATAGCTGCGTCAGTAACGTAATCTACGGCTGACTGAATAGCCTCTGCTGATGCTGTGTCTTCTATCAGCCAAGAAATCTCCTTGTGCTTGTTCAGAGTCACAGGAATCTTGCTGTTTGAGGGGGTCTGCAGAGTAATCTGGTGACCGGTAACCTTATCATTTACCCGAAGAGCGCCACGCTTAACGATGTTAACAACATCGCCCTTTGTAGCAACTGCGTCAGAGTAATCGCGGTTTACGAGATTGGCCATAACTGTGTTGGCCTTCAGAGCTCCGAGAGCAACATTTGCCCAGAACTCGGGGATGGCTGCGTCAACCTCTGTCAAGGTAATACCACCAGTTGCAGGCTGATCGTATGCCGGAAGATAGAAAAACTTCTTTTTCATATGATTCTGTGCTTTAAATTTTAATTAATTCTCAATTTGCCGCTTCGAACCTCTTGCATAATCTCGTTGTAATGTTCCTGGAAGAACTTCGGGTCCTTCAGCTGTTCTTGAGTGAAAGAACCGGTGCTTACGCCGCCCTTTCCTCCACCAGAAGAGCCAGGTCCACTCCGCAAGTTAGACTTGCGGAGATGAGGCTTCTTCTCAAGAAAATCCTGCACGAGGGCTTGAATTGTGATGGGGTCTCCGTTCGCATCAAAACGCTTCTCACCCTTCTCATTAACAACAACGGGAACGTAGTCATCATCGATAACATCGAGGCGAACCTGAGACTTGACGCGCTCAAGTACATCCTCGGCATCATATGCACCAGCTTCCCCTGCTGCACTGCGAATTGCAGAATTAACAACGGTCTTCTCAATGAAGTCCATTAGCTTCTTCTCTTTGTCCGACTTAGAGGTCTTCTCAGAAGTTAGGGATTCCTTCAAAGTGTTGATCTGAGATGTCAGGTCTGAAATCTGGCGCTGATACTTCTGGTTTTCTGCCCGAGCTCTTTCAAGCTCGGACATACCTTCTTCCTCAGCGGTTTTGATTGCAGTCACAACATCATCAATGTCTTCAGCACCGTAAGCTTCAAGAATCGCATTAATTGAAGCCTCCTTACCGAGATAAGGTTTGAGCTTTGCGATGTCGTCCTTAGACAGACCTTGCTCTTTGAGGAATTCCTCAACCTCAGCGCCTTTTGATTTCTCAAAGCGTTCTTTCTCTCTGGCTACTCCAATATTGACTCCCTTGTCAATCAGGCCTTGTTTGAACTTTTTGAAAGATTCCTTCATTTCTTCCGGGAGCTTGCTCTCGTCGAAACCATCGCCCGTATTAGATGGGTCGTCACCCGCGCCCTCGCCAGGATTGTCGAACGCAACAATAGAGAGCTTTCTAAGAAGCTCCATTCTGCGAGCATACTCCGCAGCAGTTGTTACCTTTTTCAACATTGTCCTTAAAGTTTTGAATTATACATAAAATTATATAAACGTGGTGAATGTGTATTCACCACTATTTACGTTATTCTTCTTCTTTATTTTTCGTCTTGCATAGCCGCATTTTCTGCGTCTGCAAGTATAATCTGTTCGAGCTGGTCTAGATTATCGACTGTCTCTTCTCCAAGACCGGCACCTGAATCTTCAGATTCATAGTATGTCTCTATTTCATCATCAATCTCCTTCTTTGTCTCCTCATTAAGCATCGGGAAGTTTGCTTCTACGATTCCACTTGCACAGAGCTTCTTGAACCTCTTTGAGAACTCTGTTGTAAGACCTTCATAAAGGCGGGAAAGTCTGTCGGCAACGGCTGTGATTGCAAATTCTGTCGGATACTGAATAAAGATGTCTAACTCATTTTCAAACTTATTGTCTGAATCGAAAGACACCTCTGTCCCATAATACTTTCCGATGATTTGGAAGATTGACCTCTCTGCCTCTTGGAAAGTATAAGCTATCGCAGCAAGAGTCTTATTGATGTTCATGAAGTCATAAGCTTTCGCTATGCCGGATTTACCAACATCTTTCGTATTGAAATTAATATTCGATATACGATAAATCTCTTGGATTGCGTTGTTGCAACGGTTCTCCAGCGTGGAAGCATTTGAAGCATCAGGGGATATGAAAGTTGGCAGATGCTTAGACTCGGGATTGAATGTAAAGCACCAAGAGGTTCCAATTTTCTTCTCTTTCAAAGGTTCATTCGGGTCTGAAGGAACAATCAGCCAAGAGAATGTCTGACGATAAAGGAGTTCATCGAGAAGCGAGCACCAATTGAACAATGAACGGTTAATGCGTGCTATATCACGGATAAGTGATTTGCCTTCCTGAAATCTGATTGGTACGATAGGAACAAAATCGATGTTAAGCTTGATATCATCAACAACAGTACCTTCCTTATCATATGATATATAATGCCCTCTGCTCCAGATAACATAAACGACCTTCTTGCCGGTTCCTTCGTAATCCCATTTTCCACCTTTATCTTCGCGTTCTTCAAGATACTTAATCCAAACAAGACCCTTGTCATCCTCTTCGAAGTCAAGCACATTCTCTGTCTTGATTGTGTAAAGGTAAGGTTTCTTGTTTGCTTCTTTCTCCTGCTGAACAGTCAAAGTCTCGACCTGCGGAACATCTACAACGACAAACTCTGATCCGGCAACGAGAACTGAAGTTACAGTATCTTTAATAAACTTGTCGAAGTCTGTTCCTTTGCGGTCGCAGTCCTCAAGGAAAGAGGAGATCTTCTCTGAGTCTTCCTTGTATTTTCTTGTAACAGGAGTTTTGAACAGGAAGAAAGAATATGTGTCAACTGAAGGAGCTGAGTAGTTGAGATAGTACGCTCTTGCAAGACGGTCTGTATATTCTTCTGCTTTTTCGCGACAATGAGAAAAGAGATTTGCTCGATTAATGAATTCTTCTCCTCCTTCGTAAGCCTGACGACAAAGAGCGATCGTGGCCAAATTCTGTTCGAACCCTCTACGCTCAAGCTTTTTAACAAAATCATTCTTTTATGTCAGCCATCTCCGATAGGTTTAATAATTATAGAAAACATTACTTACTGCTAATAAAGAAATTCACTAAGCTTCCTCATACTCAGGAACATAACCTTTCTCATCCTGTGATGCCAGCACACAAGCATTGACGGTAGCATCCCAGCAATCCTTTGAATTAAAGACTCCTCCAGATGTAAGGTGGTCTATTCGCTTCGAATTAACAACCTGAAGCTCACTTGCTTCTCCAATAAGAACCTTATTGCAAAGGCCATAATGAAGTTGGCCAGCATGAATCAAATCCCACAAGAAACCACAACCTGCAAAAGACTCGTGGTACTTAACGATTTCAACATCAAAACCTTCCTTCGCCATGATCATGGCGGAATCGTGTGATTGGAATTGGTCGAAACCTAGTTTCTTTATTTTAAAACCCTTACGTTTCAGTGCACGAACAAGATTACGAAGAATCTCGTAATCAATAGGTTCAGCATAAGACGCCTTCATCGAGAATGACCAATCAAGAACATAAATGTCATGGCCCGGTGCAAACTCTCTGTGAACCATCGCTCCTCCGCAGGCATCTTTTGAAACGGAGAGGTCAAAGGCTACAAAATAGTTAAAACCAGAGCGTGGATAAAACTCTGGCTTAGGCATCCAAAACTCGGTAAGAGGATAAACCATATCAGGGTCTGCCATCTTCGTGAGGATTGTTGGATCCTTAAAGAATGGACGCATTGCCGTTGCCGGAATACAAGCATAGTCACGAAGCGCTTTTACGGACTTCTTTGGATTTTGAAAATCGTCAAGATAGTCCTCAAGCTCTGTCTTCTCAGAGATAAGCCAAGTCGGGGCGACGCAACAAAACGTCGACCCGTACTTGTACTTTTCAATTTTCAAATTCTCGAGCTTGTCGAGCAGGCCTTTATCTTGGAATTCTTCACGTGTCATCCTTAATGAAAGTATCCTGCCACAATATTGTTTGTGTCAACAATCTCAACAGAACCGTTTTTCGTAATACCAACACGAGTCATCGGATAAATTCCAGGACCTTTGATTGTCACAGTCTCAACTGTGCCTTTCTTTGTCCTGACATCACAGCGATGCCCTTTATAAAGGAAAGATATTCCCTCAGCTCGCTGCTCATAACTGTCGAGTGTTACTCTACGAGTTCCATCTTTTTCAATCTTCAAACGAGAATCTCGTTCGGCACGCGCTTTCGCGTTGTACTCAGACTGCTTACCACGTACCTTACGAGTATACTCGCCTCGTGCCTCAGCTTCCTTTCGTTCAGCAGCTCTCTTCTTCTGGTTTTCGTACCAAGAATCAGGCATCTTCCTCTTCGGTTTTCTACCGGGAAGCATCATTTGATCAGGAGCCTTGTTAGACTCCTTGTACTGACCTTCTTTATAAGTACCATCAGGGTTCTTTTTACGTCTGGCCGCTTGTGCGGCATACCAACTAGCAGGGAATACGCGCTTGCCATTAACTGTTTTAAACTTTCCCTTATTGTTTGGGTTAAATCCTCCTGGCATTATACTACGTGTTTATAAGATTTGAAATTAACTATTTTGTATATAGGCTCACGAGAACAGCCAAACTCTTTCGCTAGCTCTTTCTGTGTTTTCTCTCCGGTAGAATAAGCTTTGCGAATGTAACGAATTTGTTCTTCTGTAAACTTTCTATTAGAGATACGTGAAGCTTCTTGTGCCTTAATGTAGGTTTTCTTCTCTTTTGCCACAGCAACAGCTGCTGATAAAGAACCTCTGCCTTTCTGTTGCATATCTCGAATATTATCAGCATGAGAACCGAGCCAGAGATTTGAAACATCAACATTATCTCGGCAGTCATCTCTATGACAAACTTCGAAGCCATCAGGAATAGAACCTACAAAAATAAGGTAAGCTAATCTATGCGCTTGTATGGCTGTTCGTTTTTCCGGACTTCAGAGTAACAGTATATTGACCGTAACCGTTCTTCTTTGAATGTCCCCAAAGACGTTTTCCGTCAACAACAGGTATCTCCGCATAGAGCTCTTTGAACCTGTTAATTGATTTCTCTGAAATCTGAGATAAATCGTTATAAGCCATAACTCTTACTTTTTTATAAAGTGCTTTGGAAATCTTCAGATAAGCTTCGTACTTCCGCTTAGGCATATAATCTTGCCCGTTGACTTGAACAATGTCTTCGTAAATAGCGCCATTGTTCTTCATCATCTTAACCAAGGCATCAGAGAAACGTTTGTCGACAGGAACATACTTTTCTCCGTAAACTGTAAGTGTGCCGTCTTCTTTGACAACAATCTTACGACGAATTTCCTCTTCAGAAATAGCTTTGTTGTTTTTGCTCATTGTCTATTGCTTGTTATTATTAATTATACCTTTGAAAGCTTCCACATAAATCTCTCGAAATCTGATGATAGAAGCTTCTTTAACTCCATCTAAGAGTGTTGCCTTGAACAATTGGTTTGACTCCTGCATCTTTTGTTNCAAGTTTAACTGCGTTAATAGACTCCCGAATGAATGAATTCGGTGTTGAATCAGAACTAATACAAAGAAGTTTGTAATCGTTTGGAAAACGAGTTTTTAATGAACCTGTAAGCGCTGCGTACAAATCTGCCGCTACACTTCTATTGTTATTATCTACCATAAATGCCATCTCATCCATCACAGCACGAAATGTTGCGTAACCAAGGAATGCTGTAGAACCAGAGTGCCCACAAAGCATATGAATACGTTTCTCAAATTCAACCTCTCGAGCATTGGAGTTAACCATGCGTTTTTGGAAGTATGGGGATGCGGTAAGAAGTTCCTTTGTCTGCTTAAACACAACGTCTTCCGCCTGCGTCTTTGACACTGACACGTTAATGGAATAGAGCGCTGTGTTCCAAACCAACTTGTACGTTGCCTGGGGGTTCTTCAGCTGAAGGGCTTGATACAAGCCATAACCTGTAAATATCTGAGCAAGTTGAGACTTGCCGGAACCCTTGCCTAAGATAAGGTATGATTCTCTAATTGACTTGTCTTCAATGTCGATAAGGAGGTTCTTGATCTCCGGGTAAAGATTACCTTTCAATCCTAAAAAGTCGGGGGACTCTGCAAAAGTAATGATGTCTTCTGGAAACACTTCGCCTTCGTATGAGTTGGGGTCATCGATAGCGTATGTCGTTAACTCCTCTTCGAAGGCATCTTCAAGAGTACCAAAGATGACATCGTCGAGCTGACTTTTTATGATTGAATCATAACGCATCTCTTCCGTCTTTATCTGATACAGTTACAGAATTACCCAATAAGCGTGTCTGTTCGCGTACCTTATTCATAATTCCGCGTATGAAAAAATTGATGTCGAAGTCAGGACCGATTCTGTCTTGCAGAGGAGTAAGTTCTTCAACAAGAACATTCCCGATTGCTTTAATAACAAGGCGCCAGCGCTTGCGCAAAGAATTAACCAGTTCATCATTCCACTGAATATTAAGAGTGTCTCCTTCTTCGATACGCTTCTTTTTCTGTGCGATATTAAAGAAAGAGTTAAGATTCTCGAGGAGTTCTTTTGAAGATAACTGTGAGTTTTCCAAAATTCCAGAAAGAGCTATCTTAGCAAGAGCGTACTCTTGCGAAAGGTCTCTGCCGTTGTCCTTCTCGATAAACTCTTCGAGCGCTGTGTCTGAGATATTTGCTGCCAACTTCGTGTATAAATGATATGGCCTACCTACCGCGTGATTTCGGCAGACATCTTCATTGGTCATGTGTCTGTTTCGGCAGCGCTTGCGCTTTGCTCCGCAATCAGGGCATTCGAGTTCGTCTGCCTTGAAACGATATCCACAGTCACAAGTGTTCTTAAGGCAAGAACACTGATTTGGGAACTCGTCTGGGTAGAGTCTCTCAAGCTGTAAATTCCCTTTTATCTTCG